TGTCTTGACATTCCCATCAACCGGATCGACCAATAAAAGCCGATCCGATGTGACAAGGGTTGGATGAACTGCAGCGTTTGTTAAATCAAGATCAGCTGCAAAAACAGTTTTATCAACTATTTCTCTACCGGTAACCTGGGTTTGTGCCATTTTTAAAGCTTAAACTGAATAATTTACTAGAATTACATCAGTATAACTTGAAGCAGCCGAAGGAGCCTGAAGGAATGTAATTGTCGTAGTAGCACCATAGGAAATAGTATAGTCATTTCCTGCACCAGCATTCATCAGAATTCCATTCTTAAAAACTTCCTCGGTTCCGGATATCACGAGGGCCGGAATTGTGAATGTAACGTTACTTCCATTTACTGTTCCGCTTGGTACCGCCCGGTAGGTTCTTTGCGAAAGGTTACCAGCATTAAGTCCCAGAAGAGTTTTTATCTGAGCAACGGTAAGATCCTCCGGATCACCGGTGCCAGCCGTGACTCTTCCTTTCATGGTGCTGGTAGGCATATCAGCCAGTTTCGCATTACTTACTGCATTGGCTGAAATAGTGGTTGCTCCGTCGGCAACTGAACTAACATCACCGCTATGGTTTGGATGCACATAGTTGTTATACAGCGTATCGAAGTAAGTCTTCAGAGTGTTCTTAATTGCCAGCCAGGTCAGCTTCTTCTTTGAAGCTGTTGCTGCAGAGTCCTCAATCAGCAATTCGTCTGCATCAACAGGCGTTGCTTTTGCTGCTAAGGCAGAAAACTCACCACTGGCCGCCGTACTTATCAGGCCGGAATCACGTATTGCTTTAGGAGTAGCATATTTGATATCATCGGTACCAGTGTCGATTTCTGCTCCGGTTGCTTTTGCGTTTGCTGTAGCTCCATCTGCGACATTCAAAATTAGCCTGGCTTCAGCAGCAGTTAATGCAGCAATATTACCACCTGTTTTACGACCAACAAATGTTTGCTCAGTGACCGTCAAAGGAATCGGGTTGTTATCAGTATCTGCCTTCAGGATGGTGTTCGCATCAAAGTCATTTTTAATAACTGCCCCGTCAATGTTAGTTTGGGCAACGGTCCAGTCGGCATTTACCCCTGCGGATGCTCTGTCAACTGTAGCAAGCAACAGGTCGCCGATTTCACAAACATTTCCTTTGATTGTTCCCGCTTCAATTACTCTGTAGGTCCAGCCAGCATTATAAACTGTCAAAGCATTAAAAGCAGCAATCGTATAAGTTCCACCGGTTCCAACTGTTCCTTTGAACACCATGGCATCTGCACCGGCAATAACTGCGGCCACAGCATCGTCAACATATTGCTTATTCGCTGCATCTGTGGCAGCAGTACAAACAGCAAGGTTAACCGCTTTTTTGTTATTTACATCAAGGTTGTCGTCAACGTAAAGTTGAGTACTAGATCTCTGTTTAGTTTGCATTGTTTTAGGTTTTTAGTGTGTAAGTAGCTTCAATCCTGTCTGAAAATCCAATATTTTTTGGCGCCTCATCTAATGTTATTGTTCGGTCAGAAGATTCGACGAAGTATGTTTCTTTCAAGCCATTCAGGTAAACATCAATTGTACCGGACACATATGCTGAACTGGTTGTGAAAACTTTGTTTATGCCGTCAACTGGGCCGGAAAGTGTTTCGGATCTTCTTTGGCTTCCACCTCCCGATCCAATTGAGCCCCCAGCGATTTCAACGATTTCTTTAACACCTGATTCATTAACTTTCAATCCAAACAATATCCCATCACGCTCATTCCACGCTAAAGTATCTGAATCCATTTGCTCCGTAGTTGGAGTCTGGCCCACTATCCTGCTTTTTATTTTCTTCCAAAAGCTCATTTCTAACTTTCTATTTGCTGAAATTTCGCATAGGTATATTCAACCTGAGCCGAAAACATCGTTTCATTGTCGATCTTTCGGACTATCCTTTGATTTTTCCAGATTACAGGTTTTAAAATATTACCTGGCATTAGCTCATAAACCTCTGTGCTTCCAAGAAATTCGCCCAAGTAGTTAAGCATTTCAGCACTTGATAGCCAACCGGTTGCAACTGAAACTGTATCAGCATCTGATACTTTTAACATTGCAGTTGTCTGTTCAAGGTGTGACTCATTTCTAACATCGATACGTTCGACATTAAATTCAGTCTCAAGATGTCCATTCCCGGTTAGTAATATAGTATCATAAGCTCCGGCATTATTTGCATAAATAAACTGCCGCTCAGCAAGATGCCCCATATAGTCAACTACATAATCCCGGGCTTCACTTACAATTAATGCATTGTTATCAATAACCTCAACTTTATAACTATAAATGGTTTTGGTAGGATGATTAGCTGTAAGCCAGGTTGCAAGATTAAGAGCGGAATAGCCAGTATTAAATTCGTATACCCTATACCCTCCAATCTCTTCTGTTTGTGTGGCAGTAATAAAATTATCAGCAGATCCATCAGTAAATGCACAGGTAACCTTAAGACTTAGATAGATAGCCTCTGCTGGCGGATAGTAGACCAGAAAAAAGAGTTTCTGCATCTGAGTTGGTGTTGTAGACCTTTCTTTTGGTGCAAATGTCAAAAATGACTTATTTGTAACAACCCAATTGATGAACGATTCACCGGGCTGCCAGTAAATAGTATCCCACATCCAGTCAGGAACTTTTCCTCGTAAAACATATCTATTGAGAAGGAAAAAGTCGTTATAAACAATTGGATCAAAGCCTGAGCCTTCTGATGCTTTAATTTCATACCGGAAACAGAGATTTCTAAGTTTGAATTCAGAAGCATCGTCTTCAATAGTAAATTGCCTGAGCGCTAAACTATTCCCATTATAAAACCTTGAGCGAAAATATTCAGCCAGATTAATTTTTGCTGATCCCTCTGCCGGTGGAAAAATAATATCCTGTCCAATAGTAAAATTATCAGCAGAGTACTTTGCTGTAAGAATTACGTGAATATTATCCGATCCGGGTATAAGATCAGTTGTAAACTCGAACTCCATTACATTATCACAGAGTGCAACTACCGGTGGTTTTTTTGTAAATGATGACATGGTGCAATGTTAAGCAGGTACCAGTTTTTTATAAAGGACAATTAAAACGTAGATTCACTTTCAATACTCTCCACTTTCGCCTTCATATCCTCATATTCATTGTACACAATTTTTGCACGAAATTCTTTTTCCATCAGCATGTTAATAGCTGTGGCCAGAAGCGCACTACTTTCATCAGTTCTTTGAATTGCGGCGTTCGCTCCTGACAATAATACATCTCCAGGGTATTTACCTTCAGCACGCTGAGGGATTTTTCCAGCCATTCTGTAAATTGCATGTATAAGCTCAGGAGCATTGGCGCGCATGCGGCTAGTAGTTGGTGCGTCAATCACAATTTCAGGACCACGCTCAGCAATTAAGGATGGGCGTGAATATAAACCTGTTGTTGGAGTGCCGGTCCATTCGGCCTGGTAGGTTCGCCCGTCATCTGCTCCGGTCACAGGGTATTTACCTGCATAGAATTGAGGAATAGGCTGAGATGCAATCACTGCAATCTGGGCTGCTCCGGCAATCCCAGCTGCCACAGCAAGAGGTGCATTTGGTAATGCTTTTACAACGGCCATCGCAGTATTTATAATTGCCTGGATTATGTCCGCAATTTTCTGACGTTTGAATTGTTCTTGCTTTAATTTTGCTTCCTTGGCAGCATATTTAGCACGGATCTTATCCTTCTGCTCTTCGGTCAGGTTTTTATTGCTGAGTTCCGCTTCCATCTGCTTGTTAAGCAGTGACATCTCTCTGTTGAACCTTGCATCCTGCGAGGCCGCGTAAATATCAAAAGCAGCATCACTGGCAACCTGAATTGAGTTTAAATAAAAATCCTTATCGAATTTTGGTTTCTCCTCATCAAGCTGAAGTGGAGTTTCAACTTTGTTTATATCGGTCTGGGTCTGTTGTTCCTGAGCCTGTTTTTGACTTTCAAGATATTTGGCATAAGCCTCTTTATTTTTATCATCGGTCAGAAAATTTGACCAAAATTCTTCCTGTTCAGCCAACAGGTTATCATCTGAATTGGTCAGATCTTCCAGAAACTTATTTACATCCCCACCTGCACCGGCAATTCTATCGATTACATGTTTTTGCATCTCTAACTGAGATACAAGATTCCCGGTTGTTTTGGCATCAGCAAATTTACCGGCCGCAATCAGATCAGTGATTTTATTTTTAGCATCCGATAAAGCCTTGCTCAATTTTTCGTAGGCGGTCGCAAGCTTTTTTGTTTTATCAGATGCATCATCATTTGCATCTGAAAGCTCTTTGGTTGCTGTTTTCAGTTGCGTATTAGCAGTGCTTAGTTTACCTGAAATGCGGGTATAATCTTCCGAATCAATCGCAACATTACGCAAGGCGACTCCCAGGTATTTTATTTTTTCCTCAAGTTCAGCAATGGATCCTATTCCAATTTTATCGGCAATTGACTCTGCCTTAAGCACCTCATCAAGTCCAATGGCTGTTTCCTCAAATTGCTTCAATTGTGAATCAAACTCCTTTATTTGTTCACGGATGGGAGCCGTTGCCTCAGCGCCATTCAATGCAGCATCAATAATCTGGTTAGTTGTAAAAGCTGTAGCATTCCCAAAAGAAAGAATACTATTCGTTAATGTTTGCCATAGAGTTGTCTGTGTATTATCTTTCTGTAAATTAGCCTCTTTGGCCTGCAATTCAAGAAGTTTAGCTTTTGCATACTCGATTGAAAGACGAATTTTTTCACGTAGATCCTGCTTTTCAGTTACTGAAAGTTGATTAAGTCTTTCAATCTGTGATTTCTGTTCTTCTCTTACTTTTTTAAGCCCTTGAAGAATTTCTTCAGAATAGCTTAGAACCATATTTAATTCGCGTTGTCTGGCAATAGCGTCTGCATTATTCTTATCCCAAAGTTTAACAGCAGCAACCAGCGCAGTAATGGCAAGAATAATGGCTCCTATTGGGTTTGCTTTTATAGCCGTGTTCCATGCATATTGAGCTGTAGTTGCCAGTTTAGAAGCGATGGTTCCTTTGGTTTTCCATATCGTAAGTAACTCTTCTTTAACAATAAGTGTCTGCATTACTACAGCATCCTTAATTCTCAACCCAATTCCTTTCTGTAGGGTTAAGTATTCAAGAGTAGATGTAGCGATAAATTTAAGTCTTGCAGCGTTAAGGGCAAATAGAGCACCTAGCATGGCAATAATTGCAATTTCATTTTTACGGAAGAATTCCGGGGCACCAAGTATAGCTTTAACCAGATAATTAAAACTATTTGTAGAAAATGTTAGCGCCGGAGCAAGCTTTTCACCAAGTGTAATTGCTGTGAGTTCAAAATTGTTTTGAGCGCGCTTTAAAGCAGCTGCATTTGTTTCTGTATTTACAGTTGCCTGTTCTAAAGCAACATTAGTACCTGTAACTGCATCTGTAAAATACTTTACTCTATCTGAGGTTGAAACAAGTATTTGAGCGGCAACATAAGATTCAAGTCCAAAGAACTTCATCATGTCTGCTGCACTCAGATTTTTGTTTCTTAAATTTTCAAGAGCCTTTTGCAATCCAACAATTTTGGGATTGGTATCATCAGCCCCGGTTTGCATTTTCAGAAGAGCCGTTTTTATTTGGGTACCGGCTAATTCACCTTTTAGACCCTTTTCGGCAAGCGTTTCAATTAATCCGACGGATTCTTCAACAGAAATATTTGCAGCAGAGGCAGCAGCACCAAATTTTACCATTGATGCGCTTATCAGTGGAATCGCTGCAGCTCCTTCTTTTGAACCGGCTGCCAATACATTTATATACTTTGAAGCCTCGGAAGCAGGTGCGCCAAACTGATTCATTGTGTTGGCCAATGAATCAACTGCCTCTGTAGCAGTAATTTTTGCAGCATCTGCCATAATCAGGGCGGCCTGAGTAACTTCATCCAGGGCTTCCTTATTTTTGAGCAGTTCAGGCTTGGCGGATCCCATTAAAGTGTAGGCATCTACTATTGCCTGAGCTCCGGCTGTAACTTTAATTCCGGCATCTGTTCCATTCTTGGCAACATTCTTTGCCTGGTCACTCAGCCATTGCAGTTCCTCACCGGCCAAACCTGTCAATGCGGAAAGGTTGGCAACCGATTCACCGAATTTATTTGCTATGTCAATTATTTTCCTGAACCCTAATATTACTCCGGTAAATGTTGCCGCAAAGGCAGTTATCATTCCGAAGTACTTATTAAATCCGTCAGCAATTTTATTTAGCGAGAATGCTGCCGCCTGGCTTTTCCCTTTTAATTCAGACATTCTTCCACTTACTGCATCTAGTTGAACCTGCAGCTTTTTATACTCGGGTAGCCGGGGATCCATATTGCGCATAATCGCATTAAGCTCGCGTTGCCGCTGGCTTAGTTCCTTCATGGTTAATCCGGTTAAACCAATCTGCTTAACAATGCGGTCCATCTCGGCCCGGTTGCGCTTAAGAGCCTGCTCCTTATCCTTCCATTCAGCAGTATCCTTCTTGCCCTGTTTTTCGAGGGATTTCATTTCTTTTGTTAACCGGTTTGTATCCTCTTCCAGCTCGCGAATTCGTTTACGCGATTCGTCGTTCTTAATTACAATCTCGAGTTGCGCCCTGTCAATGCTCAGGTCTGCCATGGTTAATAAGATTTAGATGTAAGTAGTTACGCCAGAGAAGCCTTGTTTCCCTGAGTGTTCAATAATTGAAATAAGCCTGGCTATTTCAGCATCAGAGTATTCTGATGCAAGGCGGGCAAGTAATCGGTTTAGGCTTCCATAAACATTCCTGGTATACCACCGGGTATCCTTCTTTTTGCGTTTAGATTGTTTACGCTTGCGGATATTATATAGAAGGGCATCGGTGTCAACAGCCTCCGCTATGCTCCTGCTTTGTAGTTTTTTGTGGAAGTTTATTTCAATTAGCCTGCCGTGGGAAGGGAAACTAAATACAAGCGTAGGGTTATTCCCCCTCATTTCATGCTTATATTCAATACTATCAATCAGTTGATCAGTATTTCTAAGCGATTTCGACTCTATAGAATCGACAAAAAGATCTGTAAGGTATTCGCCATGCATATCCAGCTGCTCCGAAATAAATAGCAGCTCAACCTCATTAAAGCGGCCTTTTAGGTTCTGATCACCGCCCTGTTTTTTTATATAATCCTGAATACGTGATGACATGGTGCAAAAATGTAGCACCGGGTCACGAAAAGAAAGGACATAAAAAAAGCCCCTTATCGGGGCTTAGTATTTTTTATTTGGTCTTTTATTGCGAATCCGTTCTACTGCTCTTCGTTCTTCTCTCGATAAGTTACCGAGAGATCCATCCGAATGTATCAATGTTTTTTCAGGACTGGTAAAATCTATTCTTGATGCAGATGGAAATCTAAACGACATAACTGTGTGATTGTTGGAGTTTGTAACCGCAAAATCACCGTTACCAATAATATCCATACCAATTAGTACTTCGAAACTTCCGCTTAGCTTCTCACATTCTGTAACATTAACCGGGAAAATAGTCACATTATTTGGCAATGTTATCGAAATCATGTAAACATTTGCTACAGATGAACCTGTAACGCCTTGAACATTCATTTGTGTTATTGGAAATAACTTTAGTTCAGCAGCGACCTTCTTTGTAATTACACTTCCAGTTGCACCTGTATCCCATATTGCCTGATACCTTTGGGCTGGCTTTTCTTTGTTTATATGAGAATCCGGATGTCCTATTATAACA